CAGCGTCTGTCTCATGACGGAAAATATCAATGATTTCTTGTTCTCCGTCACACATCATTTGTAGGACATATACAAATTCAACATTCATTTCTACTACCATTGGCTTTCATACTCCTCTTCGTAAGAATCGCTCATGTCGATGATGTCATCAAAATCTTTTGCACCCCTACGAATGTAGGATTTACCACCATCAGTAAAAATGGCACCACATTTGCAACTCACAAAGTCATGGCGATGTTTGCTTTCAATGATGTCACCACACTTGCGACACTGGCATTTGTTCACAACAACTACCTGTCTTGTTCGAATTGGCATTATGTATAATCTTTCTTGCCACCAAACTTCTCATTGTATTCATAACCAGCGAAGTAAGCACGCAACTCTGTCATGCTCATGTCTTTTGACTCAACTCGCTGACCAAACCCAGTTCCCTCAGGATACCAGTGTGGTTCTTGCGGACGACTATACCAGCTGTCAGCTGAGCCACGATCAAAGGGACTACCATGGGTAGCGTCAAAAACTTGTCCACGAAATTCTACTGTTCTCATTTTACACCTCTCAAAGAAAGTAATCTTGCAGGAATCACTTTGGTATCATTGCAAATGTCACAACATCTACCTTTGGCCAATGGTTGTGCATTGTTTCCGTAACCAAAAATCTTATAACCACAAAGAACGCACTTCATACCTCATCTCCATAATATCCATAATCTTCATCAGTACCATAACCAGCAGATGCCATGGCAGAATCAAAGTCTCCGTCCATTTCTCCTGGATCACAATCGTACTCATCATTTACATATGCTTCCACGATTTCTTTTACTGCCTCAAAGGGTTGGTTTACTTTCGAAGCAATATCCTCGACAGAAAAACCATCCTCAAACAACTCAATAATGCTTACAGATAAATCACTGAAATATCCCATTATGCATTCTCCATTTCTTTCAACATATTGCTCAGTCGACGACGCACATCTTCAGCGTTGTCAATTCCAGACAACAATCCAACTACAGTCGACTCTAGGTAGCCAGCAGCATGAGCGTAGGTTCCATACTTTTCGTATAGTTTGTTCACCACTGTTTTTACCAACAACTCATCATCTCTCATAATCAATCTCCACTATCAATTTGGTAGCGATCACCGCAATGTTTGCAGGTATACTCAGTCAAACAACGACCAACTGTCTTACTACTATATTCATGAACGCAAGCACTACCGTCAGGACGAGCACGAACTTCACCAGTCGGTGAACCATACATATACTGACCACCACAGTTTCTGCAGGGTAGCGTATCGGTTTCTTTATCGTAACCAGCGATCACATTTTTATAGGCATAATCGCCAGCAGGTCTACGACCAGAACCATTACAAACAGGACAAACACACTTCAACATCAAACTTTCTCCATGGCTTTTACACCACTATTCATTACAAACAAACCAGCGATAGCGACTACAACGCAAGTCAACACATCACTACCTGCGTCCAATCCACCAACAGCACCAAACACAATCAGCATTCCCAGCCCAAAGCGAATCGAACCTTTCATTTCATTTCCTTTTTTATTCATCATAGTATAATTCTATCTGAAAACCGAATTTTCGTCAAGCACTTTCGAGAATAACCTTACAGTCTGTAGGGGTATCCGTTAGACCAAAGATTTCTTTGTAACCCTTGATCAACTGCTCATTCGTAGCACGATAGCACCAGCTGGACGTATCAGTTTCTAGGTGAATCTGACAGACCATTTGATGGCGAGTCAGACCATTAAAAATTACATCATTCAACATTATACAGTTTCCTTCATTTCATTTTCAAAGCAGGTCGACCTGAATGTCATGCGTTCCTGCCTTCATAGCATTGTCGTAATAGGTTATCCGTTTGGCCATTCCTTTGAGACCACTCATAGCCATTTGCTCTAGCACCTGCCATACACTGGCACGCTGGCTTACGATAGGCATTTCTGACATTCCATACACATCAGTCACGAAACCTACACCATCGATGATCACACGGATCTTCTGTGTATTGTTAAGACCAGCAACAATTCGCTTCATTCTCATATTATAATCCTGTTAAACTTGTTTGAAACCGCAGAAGTCAACAACGAAAGTTTTGTTGTTAAACAACAATTTGTCACCAACAGAAGTAGAACGATGACCGAAAACTTTGCCATTTATCTCAGGCAGTTCAGCGAGAACTTCCGTATCGGCAGAGTAGTCAAAATTTTCTATTTCTTTTCCGTCAGCGAAAATTGTAGATTCACGACTCCAGCTACCATCGATGTTTTGTGTACGAAAGTAAGCATAATTCAGAGCAGCATTTTCATTGCGACTACCGACATTGATTTTTGCTACTTTGATATTGTCATCGCCGAAGGCAGAGTGTATAACAGTTACATAGTTCATTTCAGTTTCCTTTTTCATCATCATAGAATGATTATACAGGAAAACCGAATAAATGTCAAGCAATTTGTTGGGATAACCCTACAGGCTGTAGGGTTATTAAGTTAGTGGATACTAACTAAGCAGATGAGGAATACAGCGATGGCAAAGGTCGCCAGCCACCCATAAGGCATTTCTATTTCTTTTCGGTTTGGACAGTGTCTGCCCTGCTGACATAGGTTATCACAACAGTATCGTTTCATCATCCACCTCTCGCAGCATGTTTCATAACTTTCTGTTCAATTGCTCTGTCAGCCATTACTTTGTTTGCTGCTTTCTTAACAAATTGTTTTGCTGCTTTCTTACCTACCTTTGGCTCAATTTCCTTGCGTACTTTTTTCTTTGCCTTGCGCAGTTCACGTTCTTGTTTCCAGCGTGTTAATGGATCAATGTATACAGGTGTGTCGCTCATAGTTTCAGCTCCGTTAGTGATTTATTAGCACCGAGTGTGCCACGAACAAATGTGTTAAATGCCAAACTGACTCTTGTATTATTATGTGAATCGCCTTTTATCTCAACCATGTGTGTTAGCCATGATGGAAACAAAACTAGCATCCCAGGACGAGATGTAAAATTCCATGTCTCTGTGTTAAAATGATTTGTTTCTTTGTGTGCAAATTTGATTGTTCTGTAAACATCGTTGATAAACACTATCTTATCAATCTTCTCGTCTGCATTTATGTATACAACACCAGACAAATAACTGTTACTATGCGTATGTCTATGGTGATATTCACCTTTCCTAGTCCAGTTCATCCATGATTGTGTAACATATATTTCCACATCGTCAGATTCTGGAATAATAATATTATCAACATACTGTTTTAGCACAACATCAATTTCTGCCTTCAAGCCAGCCATCTCTGGTTCATTCAAAACATAATTGTTCTTGCTCATGCTGTTGCCAATGTTACGCATTTGTTTGCTGTTTTGTTTAGCAAAAAATTGTTTTTCTTCTGCAGTCCAGTCTCTTTCAAGTTGAGATAAAACAACTGGTACAGGAAAAATTGGTTGTATTACTGGTTCAATCATAACATACCTCTGTAGTATTTGTATAGTTTTACCTGATGGGCAAATATGCGTGGATAATGTTCAAAATTTGCCAGCGCATCACCATAGTATTCTTCAAGTTGTTTATAAAAATCTAAGATCTCTTGTTCTGTCATACTATCAGATCTATCTTTTGTTCGGTTTTGGTAGTTGTGGTAGTGATTTCCAATGTTCAATCCAACGAGAATGCTCATCGATACGCTTTTCGTTCTCCATCTCTCTCATACGAATCTCATTTAGATCTCGACGATAATCACCGAGCTTTTCGTTCATCTTATCGATCTTTTGCTCAATATAAAGAGTTCGCTGATCCATTAAATCAATACGACTCTTGAAGTATTCGATGTCGTTTCCACGACTGACAAGAAATGCGATCAGTATCAATACGAGAAAGACAAGCGCAAGTAGAGTCGTAAGAATTACCTGACTTTTTTCAGAGGGATTTAGATCTTTCCAGAGATTCATAATTCTGCTTGTTCTGTCATACTATTACTGAGAAATCATTTTGTTTTTCAAATTTAATTACATTACGGAATTTATCAAAAAGTTGATCGCCTTTGTGTGAGATAACAAATACATTAGTTTTGTCATCAAATGTGTTCATCAAAGTCAAGAAATAATCTGTGCCTGCTACGTCAAGAGAACTATCAAAGATCTCATCAAGAATCAACAGATTAGTATTAACAGAGTTCTTCATCTTAGCAATTTGTCGCCATGTGAATAGAATAGCCAAATCAATACGCATCTTCTCACCCTCAGAGAACGATTCATACGTAAACTCATCACGATATCTTGCTTTTATTTTTTCAGTAAATGTCTCGTCAAGTTCAAAATGGACATAAAAATCCATAGCAGAAAGATACTTGTTGATTAGTTTGTTCATCACTGGTAGATATTCACGGATAATGGTTGTTTTAATTCCCGTGTCACGCAGCAGACTAGATGCTAGTTCTTGATACTGTCTCTGTTCAGACAATTCAGTCTTTCTATTCACATATGAAACTGCTTCTTCAGCCATAGTTTTGAGTTTGGCTTTCTCCTCATCCACATTGGTTGTATCACTTTTAGTTTTATCAATTTCTTCCTGTAGTTCTCTATTGAGTTTGTTCAACATGGTAACAGTTTGATTGGCTGTAGAAACTTCGATATTTTTATCAGTAATTAAATTCTGTATTTCATTGATCTTTTCTAGTCTTTCCTCTAGTTTCCCTAGTGCTGCTGTAAGATCGTCAATATGTCTCTGATTTTCCTCAAAATCTCTCTGAATTTGATCAATTATTCGCGATTTATGCTCATGTGGGATCCCTTGTTCACACTGAGGGCAAGTCTCGTTGTCTTTAAAAAAATCTATTGTGGTGGTGAGATCTGCAATCTTACTGCTTTTCTTATTGGTAAGGGTTTTCGCTTTCTCGATCTGCGATAATACATCCGTCCTGTCTTCGATGCTCTGTTTAAGTTGACCAATGTCTGTAACGAGAACATCAATAGTCTGGTTCGTGGTTTGGATAGATAAATCATTATCCTCAATCTTTTTCTGGACTGCTGCCACAGCATCTTTTCTGTTATCGAGCAAGATCTTAATGGTCTTTTGTTGATTCTCAACCCTCTCACGTGCCATTGTGAGCGCAGATTCAGTTGCGGTAATTTCATCTTTTGTCTCCTGCATTCTTTCTTTTAATACATTGTTCATCACACTGAACACACGTATGTCTAGAATATCTTCAATCACTTCTCTACGTTGAGCAGATGGCAACTGCATGAATGGAACAAAAGATGCGCTGCCAAGAATGACAACCTGCGTAAATGTTTTATAGTTAATCTTAAGGATTTGTTGTTCTAAAATTTTCTGATAGTCACGTGATGCTGCTTCCTGATTAAGCAGTGTTCCATCACACCAAATTTCAAATACATTTGGTTTAATGCCACGAACAATTTTATACTCTTTACCTGATACTGAAAACTCAACAGTTGTTACACAGTTCTTTTGATTGATGCTGTTGATCAACTGTGGTTTGTTAATATTTCTAAATGGTTTACCAAACAATGAAAAGCACAATGCATCTAAGATTGTGCTTTTACCTTCACCATTTTTACCAACAATAAGAGTTGTTGGAGATTTGTTTAGTAGTACTTTGTTCGGTGAGTTTCCTGTGGATAAAAAGTTTTTCCACTCAACTGACTTAAATTTTATCAAGCAACCTCCATGTTTACTGCTTCAGTATACAGTGCTTTCATATATTGTTTAATGCGTTCTTTGTCAGCATCTGTTTGTATTGAATCAATATAATTATCCAAAACAGACATAGTGTCTTCCAGATTAATGTCGCCATCGATTGTTCCTTCTTCATATTCCGAAAAGTTTTCAATGATTTTAATTTCAGCGCACCCTTTAGTATATAATTTGGCAGTAAATTTGTCAAATTTATATAAGTCTGTTTTGTTGACTACCACAAGTTTAACAAAACAATCTTTTAAATCCATTGAATCTAGATCAATTGTTTTCCCTGTCTCGGAATTGTCATCATATTCGATTCTAACAAACATACTATAAGGATTGACGATAAATTCGAGTTGTCTGTCGTGTACGCTAAACAAATGAAATCCTCTGGGATCTCTGTAATCCTGCCAAGTGAGTTCATATGGGTTTCCGAGGTAGTAAATCTGCCCATCATTACTGCGGTGATGATAATGCCCACTAAAAACCAAATCAAACTTTTCGAATGTTTTCTTATCCATTCCTTCATGACTTTCCATTCCCTTATACATGGCAAATCCAGATATTTCTAAATGACCCATACAAAGAGTAGCTGATGTGTTTGTTATTTCTTGAATAGTTTGCGCATAGTTTTCAGCACAAATCCAAGGCAACATCAAAACATCACAAGATGGATTCTCGTAATCTAGATGAATTGTTTGTGGATTGCTAATTATTGTTATGTTATCATATTCTTGAAGTAACAATTCTGGTGAGTTTACATCGTTGGTGTTTTTATAATATGTGTCATGATTACCAGCGATCATAATAACATTGATATTTCGTTCTGCTAGTCTATCAAAAAACATTTCTTTAGCACGTTTCAATGCATAAAAATTTACATACTTTCTTCTATCAAATGTGTCGCCAAGAATTAGAACAGTTTCAATCTTATGATCATCAATCGTTGGGAAAAAAACATTATCATAAAATTTTTGAAAAAAATCTAAAAAAACTATGCTGTCGTTTCTTGCGCCAAAATGTTGGTCAGTAATAATAGCTACTTTCATAACAAATCTAACTCCGCATCAGGATATCCTTTTGGTTTTTTTATCTCAGTCATCTCAACAAACCTATCTCCTAATTTTGACATAAAGTCATAAGCATCTTTTTGTTCTTCAAACATCTTATATAACATGCTCTGTTCAGAAGTGGAAATTGTGCTGTAATATTTTACCATCCATTTTTGTTTTTCAATTTCCATTGTTCTCGTCTTCCATAAAACTCTCAAGATTATTTTTTGTTTTTTTCTTTGCTGGTTTCTTTTTCGGCATATTAAATTCAGAATCATTGTTGCTGCGCAAATATTCCATCATTTGATTTGTCCACTCACCATCTTCATCTTGTTCTTGCAAATCAAACAACTCAAATGGCATCTCAAGAATCATTTTGTTTTTAACATATGTTTGTTTCTTTTCTTTTTGGATTTTTCGTATGAAAGCATAATAAATGATTTGTGTAAAATATGCAAAAGGATTACTAGATTTCGTTGGATCAAAATTGTCAATGTACTGAAGACAGTTCTCAACTCCGTCAAGAATCATGTCTTCTCTGTAAGTATAATTGATAAAATTGGATTTATAAGACAGATGTGTTGCTATCTTCATCAAGCATTCCCCAATATATTCAGGAACACGAGGTTTATCATCACCAGATGCTTCAGCATCCAGTACACTCTGTTTATATTTTTTGATTGCTGCTAAGAAATCAGCATTATTGACATAATGTGCTTTTTCTTTTGTTGTTGTATCGTTCATTGTCGCCCCACTTAATATAATACTAAAAACATTATACTACATAATCAATAATTTGTCAAATATATTTAATGTAATGTCTTGTTTGAATCAACCTTTACTTGACCTTCTGTTTCTTCTTGTATTTCTTCCATCTTTTTCATCAATTGTTCCATCTTTTCATCTACAATGTCACTTATTTCTAAGAAATTTTCTGGTTTAACTAATTCTTCAAGATCATAACTTTTTAATGCTTCTGGTTCCTCTTGTTTATTCAGCATGTCAACATAGTAAGGAACAGCATCCTTGTTCATTGGTTTGATGAATGTTAGATCTTTCTTCAAAAAGGTAAATTGTTTGTCATCAGTAAATGGACAAAATGAGGAAGTCGAGTGAACTTCTCTCATAACATTTTTTGCTACTTGAAATGTTTGTTTAGATATGAGTAATGGAAACAAAACTGTGATGTCTTTTTCAGTTTCTTGTTTAACAATGCATAAGAAACTTTCTCCTGTTGTCATACGCATAACTCTAAAATCCATTATAGTTCTACTTCGTTTATTTTAACTGAAAACTGTTCTTCAGCATACAATTTTACTCTCTCCATAAAATGATTTAGTGTATGATTTTTCCAAGATTTGTAAGATAAATCATCAGCAATATCATAGAGATTGCAAGTATCTTTACCTTCTTTCAATCGCAGTCCACGACCAATTGATTGAAGATTTCTAATTCTTGATTTGCTTGGTGATGCAAAAACGATGTTCTCAATTGAGGGTATATTGATGCCTGTTGAGAATGTTCCGTATGATGCGAGAATCAACATGTCATCACGTTGTTCTGCCATATGTCTGATGCGTTCTCTTTCAGCAACATCGATATCTCCGTGAACAATGGCCACGTTCTTTTCTGTGATATTACCAAACAAATCATGTAATACTTTTCCATGTTTCTCAACATATTGAAACAGGACTAGAGTATTTCCATTTAAAGATTGGGCAAGATTTTTAATGAAGCGATTACGCTTCTGGTAAGAGACTAGAAAATCCATCTCTTCTTGGTATAAATTATTCTTGCGCTTCTTTCTGGTTTCCTCATCGTATTTCAGTAGAACACATTTTATATTTAGTTTTGCTACTCTTTGTGTTTCCATCAACTTTTTGGTGGTAGTAACTTTATAGACTGGACCAAATAATCCCTCAAGAACAAGACGATGCACTTGCTTGTTATCAAGTGTTCCTGTTGTTCCTATACGATATGGAATATTAGTCATTTTCTCCATTACTGTTGATAACGACTTTGCCTTAAACTGATGCGCTTCGTCTCCAAACACAACTTTGAATTGATCGAACCATCCTTTAGGTTGTTTGTAGATGGATTGCCAAGTTGTAATTAAAACATCTGAAGAAATGTCCTTAGTAAAACCACTGTATAGTTTTTGACAATGTCTGTCGACACGCCATCCATTAATATGTGAGTAATCAGCAAAATCAGTATACATTTGTTCAACTAAAGATGTTGTTGGTACGATGAGAATACATTTCTTACCTTCAGCAACATAGTGACGCATCAGTGTGTATATAATTAAAGATTTACCTGATGCCGTAGGAGAGAGTAACAGCTGTCTGTTATTGTTTAAACAATTACGAATAGCATCTATTTGATAATCTCGAATCTCAATCGGTTTCCCTCTAGCAGTGAGATCAAGAGCATGTGCGTATTCTGATACTTGTTCATAGGTATATTCGTTGTTAGGCACAGATTGATAAT